CATGTCCAAAAGATACTATTTCGAATCCGGCTTCTAATACTTTTTCTGCGGTATCGTGGTCACAATTCATAAGAATCATGACCTTCTTACCATCAAATCCAGATTGATTGATTGAGTTGATCCAATACTTTATCTTGGACCAATCGTAGTTGGTAGAACATCCTATAATCAAGTCTTGCATTATATACTCCAGTTAATATAATTACTTATGCTTCTTTTTATTCCATTTCTTCATCATTGCCACAGGTTGACCTGGCGTATCTTTCAGATAATTATGTAATAACTCTGGTCTACCCCATTCACCTGCACCTGCTTTTGATACAAACTCTTGTTCTTCTTTAATAGTTTTTACAGTACCATTTGGCATAGCAAAGTATGCTTCAAATGTAACTTCTGGAAAGTGTTGTTTTAGTTTTAAAAACTCTTTCAGATTTGCCATACTATCATCAAACAATCTTACACGACCAAACTGTCCAGTCTTTAGATAGTTATAGATGATGATTGCTTTTTGAATTGCAGGTGAATACTTTGTACCCATCTTACCCGCACGTTCAACTCTAATCTTATCTATGTCTAGTCCATGATCTCTAAATGTTGCGAGGAATGTTTTCTTATCATCAAAATCATCTCTTGCAGTCAGAATAATAACTCTACTCTTAGAATTTGATTGAGCATTTCTTAGAATAATCTTTGCCTTACTCAACATACGATCAATAGGTTTAGATTCTGCACGAAACTTTGCAGCACTTCTAAACTGTTTAAAGTCGAACGACTCTCCTGCCTTCAACTTGTAAGTATTAAACTCTTGGTTTGTTAGTTCACGTACCTGTTTACCATCTTTCATTACCGCAATTTTTGCAGTAGTATGAAACAGTGTATCATCAATATCAAAGATAGTCAAGCCACCAAGGTCTTTACTTTTAGTTTCGTAAATATATTCTTCGAATAGTTGCATTATTGTTCTTCTTCGGTAAATACAGGTATTATTGGTTTTTGTCCATCAACACAAATGTCACCAACAAATGTATAAACGTTTGAGTCTATTGATACCTGTTTGTATAATTGATTATTGAAACACTTATATGGATCTTTGTAGTTCTGTACGAAATACACGATACCATAACCTACTCCTGCCAATATCATCAGAATCGGAATGTACTTGATGTACTTTACCAACTCTGGCATCATGCCTAAAAGTTTTGGTAGTATTTCCAATAACTGTTTCATTTTTTATCTCTGGCTTTGACTGCATCTGCAAGCATTCCTTTAATAATCAATAACACTCTACCTTTTTCCATTTCGGTCAAAGTTTTAACTAAAACCAACTTATCATCATAGGACTTCGCTTCTTGTAAGAATTCGGTCGGAACCGTCATCTTCTTTTTCTTTCTAGCTTTATATTTTTCAAGCTGTTTTCTTGGATCTTCTTCGTCTGACATTATCCTCTTGTGAGAGTCAGTATTTTCTGTATTTGTTTTTCAACTAATTCTTTTCGATTCGGCCAATAGATGTATTCTTTATCAGCTGTTTTTAAAAGTTTAGTAAAAAACGGCAATACTAACTTCTCAACCTCCTTTAGTCTTGCCGCATATTCTTCGACTGTATCTGCTTTCTCAGTAATAACGGCGTTGTATTCTTCTTCTGATACTGCGGAAAAACCAAAATCATCGTCATCATACTCAGCAAGAACTTTACTAATATCGTATCCCATTAATTACTCCAATTTTTTGTTGCATTAAAGTTTGCTTGTGAAAATTCTAATCTATCAACCAATTTCATTGCATTACCTCTAAATGAATCTACTGCAACAAATCCTTCTGGTGCTGTAACTCTGAATCCATCTTCGGTACGAATAAATGTACCAATGGATTTGATAGTTTCTAACTTACGAACAATCATCAATTTAGCATCAATTAACAAATTCATAAATGTAAACATATTTGTCAAATCTTGTGATGCACCTCTAAAGAAACGCATGACTTGATTTTTTTCTGTTATACGTTTCTGTTTAGTATCTTCTTTTTTTGCTTCTTGGATAGACTTATTCAACTTATTTTCAATCCATTTTATCATTTCTTTTGTATGTAATGCTGGATTGGTAACTGTTTTTCCTTCACGAATCTTGGTATTCCAAAAAGTTTTAATATATGTTGAATAAACATCACTAGCAGATATTCTATTTAACACCATAGAATTTATGCCCTGAAAAGTTCTACCTGCTTGTGATAGTAGTTGAGTTATTTCTTTTGTTTCTGTTGCAGTAAATGTTGCTGATCCAGACGCATCAGTAAATGAAGCATCACGGAACCAAACATCTTTTGTTGGTTGTAATCTTCCGATATCTATATTGAAAGATGCTCTCATTTCTTCCATAGATGCTCCAGAATATGAAGTATGAAACACAACACCAAGTTGTGCCGCCATCATAGTCTTAGCAAGTTTTGATTCTACTGGAACTGCATATACAATTGTGTTTGGTTGAAACGTTGCATACATTTCACCATCAATATTTTGTTTCTTTATATCACCTTTGGTGAACATCATGTCACCTTGCAATACTCCCTTTATTCCTAACTTTGGAAGATATGCAAGTGCAATCTTTAGTTTCTCATTCAAACCTTCACCAGGATGATTCTCATCGATATCTGCTTCAGTATAATTTAATTTAGCATTTTTATTAAAAACTGATTTGGTTCCAACAAAAAACTTTCCATTGTCTGGATTAATACCACAGAAAATAGCAGGAGCACCGTCCCATTTTGTTGTCACGTTTACTTTAGTTTGTGCATGTCCAGCAAGCATGTCTCTAAGTGAACGTAAAAAATTAATTGCATCACGTCCGCCTGCAACTCCACGATTAATGATTTCATCTTCGATGTGTTCCAAATGGACGTTTTTATCTTGTTTAGTAGCCATAGACTCTCTCAGGAATAGATACTCTATTTATCTTATTATATCTATCTCTTTTTCACCAGTCCAAACTTCCAGTTCTGTGCGTATTTTACCATCTTTTTGTAGGGTATCATAACGATTGGATGCCTTGTTCTTCCACCATTTGATGATATTATCAAGGTGAAACTTGTCATAATTTTCTTTGTTCGGAATCAGTTCTTTTGCACGACCCATAACAACATCTTCAACATTACTAAATCCATAGTCAGAAATATAGTATCGTTTCTTTTCCATGAGATTTTTTGCATTCTCAATGGTTTTTATAAAAGAATCGTATTCTGGTTCACCTTTCAGTGCAATCTTAACCATCGCAATAACTCTATTCTGCATAGTTAATTTTCTTGACGATGCATCTTGTGGAACAAAAACACCAATCAAACTCTCAACATATGAAATTAGATCGTCATAAGGTTTTCCATGCATCATTGGAATGAAATCTGATTCGGTCAAACCCTTGTAACGAATGTATGGTTTCATACCATCATACTGTGAGACTGTCTTTGAACTACCATACAAACTGGTTGTCTCAAACAAACAAAGATTCATATTATATTTGTCGTTCACAATCTTTCTGACTTCATGTGATGTACAGATTGCTGCAAGTAATTTACCACCAAGATAATTGTAACCAAATGGTTGTGCAGGAACAATAACAAAACCCATAATAGCAGAACCATTAAATGATTTTGCAGTTTCAGGATTTGATATGAATGCACCACCCAACATCTCATTACGTGGTTTCATATTCATCATCGGTGATGCAAGACGAATAAATCCAACCCACTTATCTGTCTTAACTTCTTTGACAGCAAGACGAATGTTTCTGCCAGGTATACTGGTCATATTAGAATGTGAAGAAATGATTGCGATATACTTGTCCCAGTTATCTGCCGATGGTTCTACTAATTTAAATTCCATGTCATTTGGATGCATATTAAAATCAGAAAACAAATCATCTTCTGGACCCATTCCTGGAAGAGTCATTGGTTTCTCATTCATGGAATTTAGTTTCTGATCTCTCATATACTGTTCGACATTTTCATATCGATCAAAGTAATCAGAAAACATCTTGGCACAAACTAGTGCTTGATCTTTAGTCAACTTGTGCATTATTTCTATCATCTAAAAGAACAAATTTTCCGGATTCCAAAATTCCTATCCCAGAAACTCTATCCTTTACACAACAGTTCAGTTCTATTTCACCATTTTCATCCATAGAACAAATAACCATCTCGGAAACTTTTCCTCTTTTAACTTTATCAATTAGATATTCCAAAGTCTCGATATGTTTTTTGATTTGACTTTTTACCATATCTTCAAGTGTTTTATTAATAGTAACTTCACTCATAGTATCTCCAACAATTAATCTCTTTCAGTACCACTATTAAAAAGAATAGTCTTAGACGCTTCAATTAAACCTATTGCTTGTAATCTATCTTTAACGCATGCCGTTATTTCAATATCATCATCTGATCTAATTGAACAAATTGTATATGAAACAACTTCATCGTCCTCTATTTTTTTTCTAAATTCATCTACAGTTCTAAGTAAATGTTCTTTTTCTGCCTGTTTTTGTTTAACAGCGATATCTTCCATGTTGACTACTTTCATACTTTAATCCCTTCAAAGTTTTTATCAAATTTATTTGGTCTGTTTGGTATATCAGGAATATTTGAATCTGTAATATCCTGTTGAGCACCAGGTTCTGCATCATACAATCTCATCTTTGGTCTGTCAATACCAAGAACAAATCGTTTATAGACATTAGGATCATTGTATCGATTCTTCAACTGTTTTACCATAATCTGACCAAGTTGTTCCAGTTCTTCTGTACTAATCAGTGCAAACATAAAGTCAGCAGTTGCAGGTAGACCAAAAGATTCTGAAGTATCTTCTAGACCAGGATCACTACTAGTAAAACCAGATCGTGTTGTCTGTGTCGCAGATATGATTGGAACATTGTGTTCAACAGCAAGACCACGCAGTTCTTCTGCAATAGATTTAATATAACTGTATGTGTTTACATTTGCACCAGGTTTAACACGAGCAGATGAACAGATATTCAGATAATCAATCATGATGATATCTGGACGAAAGTTCTTCTTCAGTTTTAAATCACTAAGCAATGCACGGAAGTGCAATGCATTTGCAGCAGCAGTTGGAAACTCTTTGATGATTAGTTTACCATTTGTCTTTGCACGTAATACACTAATCTTTCTTTCATAGTCGTCCCTACTGATTGCATGTAGATCAGATATGTCGATGTTCAATAAATTTGCATCGATACGTTCTGCAATCTTTTCTTCTGCCATCTCAAGTGTAATGTACAATACATTCTTACCTTGAGACAGAGCACCTGCAGCAACGTGACACATAAACAAAGATTTACCAACACCTGTACCTGCAAGTGCAATATTCAAAGTCTTATTGGGAAGACCACCTTTTGTGATCTTGTTGAACATATCAAGATCAAACTTGATCTTTTCTTCTTTGCGATGATAAAAGTCAAATCGACCTTCAAAGTCATTGATATAATCGTGACCGA